ACAAATAGAAGATACTATTAAACTGGATACGGAATCTCTTAATAAGATTGGAAATATGATAGTTGAAAAGATTAAACAAAGAGAAACAGCAAAGAAAAAAGCATATATTCAGACGAAAATATTAGAAGCTCAAAAAGCTGATTTAACTAATAGACTGATATCTTCACAAGGGGCTATAGGAGAATCAAAGCATATGCTAAATAATAATATTATTTGAGGTGTAAAATAATGAAGAAGAAAAAAGAAATGATAAAAATCAAAATTGATAACTCGGGAAGACAAACAGTATTAGGAAGACATTTACATAAGACTTTAGAAATTAAAACGCCATATCACATTTGGTTACCTAGAATGTTAGAATATGGTTTTGAACAAGACAAAGATTATCTTTTAATTGAACAAAAAAGTTCAATTAAACATGAACTTAATACTTCAAAAAGAACCAAAATTAACCATCAATTAACTTTGGATATGGCTAAAGAAATATGTATGATCCAAAGAACAAAAATAGGAAAAGCTACAAGAAAATATTTTCTTGAATGCGAAAAACGATTATTAAGAATTCAAAAAAATCGTAACGATCCTGAATGGGTAGAAACGAGGAAAGAAGGAATAGCTGTACATAGAGAACAAACAGATGCTGTTAAAGTCTATGTTGATTATGCTATAGAAAATGGGTCTTTAAATTATTTAAAGAAGCCAAGAACAGCTTATAGTAATTTTGCAAACTTGATTAATAAATCATTGTTTATATTTACTTGCGATCCAAAAAATGTGAGAAATTTCTTATCTAAGAAACAATTAGGATCATGTATGATGGCAGATAAGTTTTTAGCTAAAATATTATTGGATGAAATAGAAAAAGGAACTCCTTACAAAGAAATTTATCAGATAGTAAAAAGTAAATTTAAAGTATTTTCAGATTTATATGGAAAGACCCAAGTTGTAGAGTTAGCTTTAGTTAAATAACATTATATGAGGTGCATTATGAAAATTAAAGGTTTAGTATTTATAGGTTCCAGAGCGAATTATGGAAGACTCTATATGGTCTTTAGAGAAATGCAGAAAAATAATGATTGGTTAGACTTTAAGATATTTTTAGCCACGGAGGGTACGTATCTAAGTTTGGATGGTTTTAATGGCTATGTTGATTATAAAGTAGATGGACTTATGTATAAAGATGAACCATATAATATTGCTTTTACAGTAAGTACTGTTTTAGAACATGCCAGCAATTATTTAAGACATAATAAATATGATTTTTGTTTTATCCATGGTGATAGATACGAATGTCTGGGGATGGCAGCAGCTTGTTTATTTAATGGTCTTAAAGTTATTCATTCCGAGGGTGGGGAATTATCAGGTGGTTTTGACAATACAATTCGATATATGATTTCTCAAGCGGCTTATATACATTTTGCCACATCAAGTAAATCATATAGTATTTTAAATTATGTGTTTAATTCTCTAAAAGTTTATAATGTAGGATCGCCGACTGTAGATTTTGTATTTAATATCCTGGAGAGAAAAAGGCCCAGAAATGAAGATGAAATGTATATGATAGTTTTATATAATCCCTTAGTAGGAGAAAACTATAATGAATTAATAGAAGCTATTAGTATATTAGCTCATAGAATAAAAATTATATGGATTAACCCAAACATGGATCCAGGTAATAAAAAATTGTTAAAAGATATGCATAAGATTAATATTGAATTTATGAAAGACGTACCCCCTGATAAGTTTATCAGACTTTTAGACCATGCACATTTATTATTAGGAAATACGAGTGCTGGCATTAAAGAAGGTGCGGTTATTGGTGTTCCATATGTTCTGGTAGGTAATAGGCAAATTAATAGGGAAGTAGCGAAGAATGTTTATAGGGTTTCCATGGATGAATCAGAAATATTAGAAGCTTGTGATGTTTTTATCTGTGAAGACCCAGTCAAATTTCAATATGACAATATTTTTGGAAAAGGTGATAGCTCTAAACAGATGCTAGAAATACTTAAAAGAGAATTTAGATAAATAACATAGGGGTGGAGGGTATGGAAGAGATAATAAAGGCTATTGCTGATTATGGCACAACATTAGGTATACTAATATATTTATTATCATCTTTGATGCCCAAAATAAATGCTCTCCAGACACAAAATGAAATTCATAAATTAGAAATAGCCAGTTTAAGAGAGAAAATACAAAATTTAGAGCGTGAAATGGAGGAAAAGAAATGAATGTATATAAATACTTTGATGAAAGACTAAAAAAGTATGATGATGATTATGAAATAAGTGAAATTATTATGCAGCTAACAAAAAGAGAAAATAGGATATTAGATAAAATATTAAAAGAAATAGGTAAAAGCAATGAACCTTTGAAATATAGTGCTTTTGATACTTTTATAACACTAGTTTTAAATAGTCATAAACTTCCTCAATTTAGTCTTGAATATAAATCAGAACTCATGTGGAATCAAGAAACAAGATTGAAAGAATTAAAAGATATATTTAATACAATAGCTATTAGGTATTTACCTAATAGTAAAATTTCTAAACAAAAGAATGGGTGTTCAAAATGATTTATGGATTGATACCAGCAAGAAAAGGAAGTATCAGGATAAAAAATAAAAACATGAAATTATTAAATTTAAAGCCATTGATTTATTACACTATCAAAAATGCTTGTAGGAGCAAACTTAGAAAAATAATTATAAGTACGGATTATAGCCAGGATGAAATTGAAAATGTTTTTCCTTCTTATTGTGGGAAAAGATATGAATATGTTAAAAGACCAGACTATCTATGTACAAATGATGCTCTGGCAGATGGCTACATATATCACATGATAAAACATATGGACTTAAAAAATAGTGATAGTATATGTCTATTACAGCCTACTTGCCCTCTACGAGATTTTATGGATATTAACCAGGCTATAAGCATATATAATAAGTATGATAGAGATTCTTTAGTATCTGTGTATAGACTGGAAAATGCTAATAGAATATATGATTACAATTGTCAACATATGCAGCTGCCAAAAAATAGATATGTGTATGTGAGAAATTCAGCTATTTATATTTTTCGGGTAGGTATGTTTAAATATAATACTGATGGTATATTTGAAAAATCTCCTTTACTTTTTGTTATGCCGGTACAGAAATCTATTGACATTAATGAGCAGTATGATTTTGATTATGCCAGTGTTATAATGGAAGAAGGTGACTAGATGCAAACTAAAGAAATGAGATGTTTTAAATGCAATAGATTATTAGGTGTTGACCTATGGGGTACAATGGGTTTTGCCCCATCTTCTGATATAACTAAAGCCATAACAGATGGAGTGTCGATACCTCCATATATCCTTGAAATAAAATGTCTTAATTGTAAAAGTCACAATAGTATTTATGTGTATCAAGAAAAAAGGAGGGTTGAGCCATGGAAGGAATGAACACCGCGTCAATACTCGACAACGATGAAATCCAGAAGTATAAACAGGATTGGAGAGAACAAAAAGACATACAGAGAAACGAGTTAATGACAGAAGAAGAAAGACTCGAAGTAGATAATTTAATGGTATTATTAAATAATGACTGTACAGAGATGCAGGAACTATACGACCAATGGTCCAAAGAAGAGGAAGCTTACAGGCAAAAACAACCGGAAAATCCTGATGACCCAAATAGTAGAATTAACATAATACTTCCTGTAATTGAAGGTGAAATTACTCAAATAGTTGATAATAATTGGCAGGTAACAGCAGTAGGCGAAGAACCAGGAGACGATATATTTGCTGATGATGCTTTAATTGGGCTTGAATGGGCTTTAAATAAGAATGATTTATTTAAAAAGATGACAGTTCATGAAAGAAGACGAAATAAACATGGGGTTGCTTTCATGAAAGTAAGATACGACCATAATTTTGCCGGTGGTTTTGGATGTCCAATTATTGATATAGTGCCAATAAACAAATTAATAGTGGATGGTAAAATAAAAAATTTCTTAAGATGGCAGGAAGCAGATTATATCGCTGAAAAAATAGTTTATTCCAAATCTTATGCTTATGAAAGATACGGACCGGAAAAAGCATCTGCTATTAGCTATGGAGTTGATGAATGGAGAGATGATTATGTCTTTGAAGAAAATTACACATTCGCGGATGAAAATTCGTTTACACTGCTTGAAGTGTGGTCCAGATTTAATGGGAAACTCAGAGTTAGGGAAATATCTTCTGATGGTATTTTGTTATGGGATAGCGCTAAGAAAGGAGAAAGAACAGATAATCAAAGAGAAACAGAATTTACAGATAGGCCAATATACAAATATGTAAATAATCTATATCCACATTTCATAACTAATAAATATACATCTGATGGTAGGCTACATGGTTTTGGAGATGCTACAATACTTCTACCATTACAGAATTTAGTAAATGAATTGTATGATAAAATAAGAATTTTGATGAGACCAAACCTAATAGCCTATGATGTAAATTCTGACTTAGATTTAACCGATATTGATAAAGATATGACAACACCAAGGGGATATGATGGTAGAAATCTCCAGGGTGGGCCGCCTCTATATAGTATACCCTGGGGTGCTGTAAATAGTGATGTATTTCACTTAGTACAGGATATAAAGCAAGAAGCCCAGAGAGTAGCAAGATTTAATGACATTATGATTGGTCAGGGTAGAACAGCAGACACAGCAACAGAAGCAGCTATTCAGCAACAACAGGGGAACTCACATACCACTCATGAAAAGACAACTCTAGAGCATACTCTAAGTGATGTTTGCAAATACATGTTAGGACTTATGATGGAGTATATTACAGAAGGTAAAGCTTTCAGGCTATTTGGTGAACGTGCTAAAAATGCTAAAGATATGAAATATGCATGGGTTGATTTTTCATCCATGACAAACGTACCCGGTATGATTCCGGCAAGCCAGGAGTATAAAGACAAATTTAAAACTAATAATCCTGGAGTTAATATACCACAATGGGAAGTATTAGAAAATACTGACGAAACAGAAGACGAAACAATAGATAAAGTTATAAAAAATAAGAGAAAAACTCAGACTAAGCATCTAGAATTAGATATAAATATTTCAATGGGTTCTGGATTACCTAAGAATAAGGCTTTTCTATGGCAGATGATTGAGAGGTTATGTCAATTGGCTGTACCTGATGTAGACGACCCACAAATGCCTATACCAAAACCAATAATAACATGGAGAGAAATGAGAAATATTGTAAAAGATTTTATGGATTTACCGATTGATAATGACAAGAATCTCCAGGAATTTGTTGATAGATTAAGGGAAATGCAAAAACAACAGCTAGCACAAAGAGCGCCAACTACAGCGCAAGCGGCGGGTCAAGCACCAAATCAATCAGCAGATCAGAATTTAACACAGGGTGGAAATCCTCAAATGGCAATGGCTAATCAAGCTAAACAAGGAGGTGGAGCATAATGGATAATATGCAACACAACAAACTAATAATAAAATGTTATGAAGGAAACCCGCATCTTAAGCATGTTCTTACAAATACGGATATAAACAGAATAGCAATGTTAGAGGGTAGGTATCCGATTACTAAATTTCCGGTATGCTCACACTGTGAAAGATTAGGATTATGGACCCAAGTGGATGGTATTCCATCCGGATATTGTGAAATATGTGGAACATACACCAGAAATCCTATGACATATAGTGAGTATTTAAGTAAAGGTTTTGATGTAGATGAAACTGGAGAAACCTTTAGGAAAATGTCTAAAGTAGATAAAGAACTCAGGGAGAAAAATAAATTATTCTACCTACCCGAATATAAAACTATATAGAAAGGGGAATTAGTTATGAAAGGTCAGAAAAATCCTGAATGGGATTATATGGGCAAAGGAGATTTTAGCAAAGGTGTTGGGCTATTTGAATATGATAATGTTAATAGCACTGATATTTTAAAAGCTAGAAGAAAAGACAGATTAATTATACATGTAGATAAAGATATGTTAGTACAAGACAAATACCAATTTAGGACATCAAAAAATAAACAGGTATATCATGCGGATATATACGGTATATCTCCTAATTATTTTGGTGGAAGGGCAACAAAAGTGGCAGAGATGAAAGACGAACCTTATGTTCTTGTAGTAAATGATGATGACATAACTGTTGGATTATTGATAAGAAAAGATTGGCTTGATAAATTTACATATCCACAACTATATGATATTGCTAGGGGACAAGGATTGAAAGTAAATAAGTCATTAAAAAAGAATGAAATCATAGAAATGTTGACAAATCTATAAATATGTAGTAACCTTAAGAAAAGGGGATTTATCGAGGGTAAATCCCTTCATGAAGGTGATATGCCTTTTTCGCGTAGATTCTCTCACTACGATATAAAAATTGGAGGGAAAATCAATGAATGACAAATCTAAAAAAAATCCTAATGAGACCAATGAGTCCTTACCTGGAATTGAAGAATTAGATGAATCCTTACATCCTTTTGTTAATAAAAGCAAAAAGGGAGAAAGTAAGGAAGAAGAGCCTTTAGTTGACGACATTTATGGCGTTGATTTAGGGGATGATCCAGAAGAAAAATCTGAGGAGCTTGACGAAGAAGAAGAATCCGAAGAGATTGATGATGAAGAAGAAGAGTCCGAAGAGACTGACGAAGATGAAGATGAAGATGAAGATGAAGAAGAGACTTTAAAGTCCAAAGATGATAGGGTACCTATCAAAAAGCTTATGAAAGAAAAGGCTAAGAATAAAAGTCTTTTAAGACGATTAGAAGCTCTCGAAGAAAAGTTTGAAAGTGACGAAGCTTCCAGATTAAAAAGCACACTTCTTAAGAAATATGAAGAAGCTGGGCATGATACCGATTTAGTCCGTGATTTACTGGATGATGTTACCAAGCTTATAAGCATTAATAAGCGTGATACATCTGAGGACAAAATTATGGATGATATCGAAGATTTATCAACAGACGATTTATTTTCAGATGCTCTAGATTATTCCGATCAAATAATCCAGAGAATCACAGATTTTAAAAAGGCTGGAGTTAAATTAAGTGTTGAAGATGCATATTTTAGTATTGTGGGTAAGTCCAAGATAAAGTCTAAGATAAAAGACAAATCTATAAGAGACGCAGCCACAAAGAGATTGAAGTCAAAACAAACAAGTACTAGAAAAACTAATCCTGAGAAAGACACAGGACATAAGACATCTAATACTTATGGACTTAGTAAGAAAGATATTAAAAACTTTCAAAAACTAAAACAAATGCAGCCAAATGCGGGCTGGACTCTTTCTAAATATGCACGATACACAACTAGAAGTGATGATTAAAAATTTTAATATATAGAGGTGTTAGATATGGCTATCAACAGAATTTGTGTTGAGAGGAATTACCATAGAGCGCCCCTTATAAAGGCCTGGCTTGGAAGTACTGATACAATATATTCGTCTGATTTAGGCGGTATTGTTCAGAAAACTTCTAATAAGTATGTACTGGCCGTAGGTGGAACAACAGCCGCAACTGCTGAGTTTGCTGGCTTCATTGACCACTTAAGACCTGGTACAACTCACACATCCGGTGGGTCGACAAATTGGTTTATGTTGCGTAAATTTACTCCTGATGAAGAGTTAGATATTGAATATAGTACTTTATATTCAACTGTTCATCCGGCTACATCCGATATCGGTAATTTCGTTGGTGGTTCCACCGCGGCGACTGATTTAGGGGGTAGGTTAAGCATGGCTACAATAGTAAATGACGCAGCAACATCCAGTGGCGCCGGTAGAGCTTGGCTTCAAATTACAGGGTTTAGTACAGCTCGTAGAAGGATATATGGTTTACCATATAGAAATTCTAGCTGTATAGCCTGGTAAGGAGGGCGCAAAATGGCTTATACAATTACAGCTGATATTGCTCGTATGATAGAAGCTGGTCAAAAAGAGGTATTTACAAAGAATTTTATGTCAATGCCTCCAGAATGGCCCGGATATTCTACAAGGAAAACAGCTAACAAATATACAGAATCTTACGATTCTATGGGTAATTTACAAGAAGCTAGAGTAAAACCGGAGGGTGGACCTATAGACTATGGTAAAATTACTCAGGCATACCAGACAAAAATTACAAATCAAACTATAGCTAATGGATTCGCGCATTCATTTGAGGCTATAAGATATGACTTATATAATGTTGTTAATAGCGCGAAAGCCAAGGAATTGGCACGTACCATGAGAGAATTTGAAGAAGAGACAATGATTTATTGGTTTGATAATGCTACAAGTGTGAATCTTGCAGATGGACAACCATTAGCATCTAATTCACATCCGCTTGCTAATGTAGCAGGTGTATTTAATGATACATATGCAACTGCCAGTGATATTGCAGACCCATCAAGTCATGAAACTATGATTAATATGTTTTATGATTTTAAGAACCATCAAGGTGGTCCAATGGCTTGCAATCCTACAGATGCGTTTACACATTATGTTAATCAGTTAACCATTGAAAAAATATATGGTAGTAAGAATCAGGCAATGGAATTTAGTAACACTAAAAATGTATTGCCTATGCTAAGATGGCATTATTCGCATTACGCTAGTAGTAAAACTGCCTGGATGATGTGGGATAATAAGTATGACCATATACTTGCTCAATGGAACATGAAGACAGTTATGGAGCATGACAAGGACTTAATTTGGACTAAAAATATGTATTTCAATTCTATGGCAATTTACAATAGTGGTTGTCTCCCGAACGTTGGGATCGTTTATAATGCGGGCGTGTGATAATGCGGGTTACAGCGTTTTTATAATTTGAAATGCTAAGGTTAAAAGCAAAAATATTGACATATTTATTCCATAGTAATATAATAGAATAAATATTCTAAAAGGTGGGATAAATATGTCAAAATTAGTATTATTAGATAATAATGAACCATTAACAACAAGTTTAATTGTTTCGGAAGAGTTAAAAAGAACTCATAAAAGTATTACAAATTTATGCAAAACGTATGAAAATTCTTTTAAAAAATTCGGAACTTTTAGAATTTCAAATTCTAAAAGTAAAGGAGGAAGACCAGAAAAATTTTATTATCTTAATGAACAACAATTGACATTTTTAATTATGATGTTGAGAGTTAAGAAAAATGAAAATGATAAGGTTTTAGAATTTAAAGAAAAAATAACTAAAGAATTTCATAAAATGAAAAAATGGATACTTGAACAGAAAACTCTTAAAGCTAATGAAGAGTATCAGAAAGAAAGAAAAAAATCTAAAATTGGAAGAAGAAAAGAAACAGATGTTATTAAAACATTTATAGAGTATGCGAAGAAACAGGGTAGCAAATCAGCAGAAAAATACTATATAAGTATTAGCACTATGGAAAATAAAGCATTTTTCATTTTAAAAGAAAAGTTTAAAAATGTTAGAGAAATACTTAATATTACACAACTAACCAAAATAATGTATGCTGATATAGTTGTAAGGCAAGCGTTATTAGAGGGAATGTCAAAGAATATGAAATACAAAGAAATATATCAGTTAGCGAAAGAAAGGGTATTAATGGCAGCCTCCTCGATAGGTATGGAGGAAATACCATTAATCGGATCCATAGAAATATCCAATTGAGAAAAGGCATATAAGGGGGTGTAGATATGCCAGGACCTAGAAATGTATTAGGCAGTTCAAATTCAACAACTTATTCGGGTGGCAAAATGAAAGTAATCGATCCAAATGGTATGTCTTATCTAAGGCATAAATACGAAAAGATTACACTTTCATCTGATGGCGCAGACATAAGCACAGCTAGCAAATGGGGTATTTCAGATATTACAAGAAGTGGAAACACAACAGATTTTACATTATCATTAGCTGCTCCAGAAGCAGGCTGTGAAAAAACAATTATGAATAGAACTACAGCAGCATCTACACTGTATACTTCCATTGATGTTGATTCCAGTGGCCTTGGAATCAGAGTAAATGAAAGTTCAGATGGTAGATATGTTAAATTTAGTTCTCTGGGAACTAGATTCCAATCAATCACTCTTATTGGTTTAACTTCATTGTTATGGGGGGTTAAATGCATAAATTCAACTATAGGTGTATGGAATGCAGCAACAGGAATAAGAGTAACCACTGCAAGTTCTGGTTAAAAATATAAAAATAAAAAGGGAAATGGCTATCTGGTCTTTTCCCTTTTTTGATAGGAGGAATTTTAATGTATGAACATCCAATAGGTACATTCAGGACTGTTAAACACATTGTGTCTAAAATAGTGAGTACAGACTCAACATCTGTTGATAGTACTTCTATAGGTTCCACAGTTTTAGGGTCTATAATTGGAAGAGCATTAGGACAAAATTTTGATTTATCAATAAAAGCAATTGGCGGACTATGCCATATGACAATAGATTCAACAGTAAATCCGACTACTGATAGTCTTAGATTATCTACTGAATATTATTTAAATTTAAAATGTAAGACAGGTGTTAGACTGTATGGGGCTTCTACAGCTGTTGGTGTTAATGCCTTAGTATGGGGATATAATAGAGATTAGGAGGGGTACGTATGAATAAGAGTATATCAAGCATCATATCTTATGTAAATGAAGTGCTTCCTAATGCTGTTCAGTCCACAACTTTAAATACGTTCATAGACGAAATAGTAAGAACAGTTAAACACTATACTCCAAATATAGCAGTATGGTCAACTCAAACAGTAGCAGACCAACAAGCTTATACTTTGCCTGACCATATAAATGTTAGAGATATAATATCTATGCATATAAGTAATACAACATATAACGCTACAACTCTTGTTACTTCCACTTTAGACTGGAATCCTTATAGATTTGTAGGCTATGAAGACAGGGAAAAAGGATTAGCATATTTTAGAGCCACAACCGTAGGTAGCTCAGCAGAGAGAATATGTTTAAGCCCAATTCCAGATGATGTTGTATATATGAAAACTATGTATTGGGGTTCACCCCAGACATCAGAAAGCACAGATATTATAAAAAATGATTATATGGTAGATTATATTCAAAATAAATTATTGGCTATGATAGCTAAAACCGGAACATATCCCAGAATAGATTTAGCTAATAACTATGAGTTAGAAGCTATGCAAAATTTAACCAGGTTAAAGCTGGAAAGAAAAAAGGTGGAAAGAGAATTAAAAGAACGATTCAAGGGTTATAAGGATTGGTGGTGTTAAATATGGCATTTTGGAATAATGTAAGCGCAAGAAGACAAATGCTTGTACAATTGTTTGGGAAAGGCCTTAACACTGAGGAACCAACTAAAATTAATATAGATGAATTAACTGATTGCCTTAATGTATCTTGCGACGATTATCCGGTAATACGTACCCGGAATGATAGGGTATGGCAGGATGTCGATAGCTTAACTACTCCAAGGGGCTTGGGATCGAGAGGTACTTCTCAAATGCATGCTTTAGCAGATGCTAGTTGGGTTTATAGAACTTTAGCTTCTACAGCTTGGACACCTATTGCAAACTATGTAGGGACTACCAATACAGTACAGGCTAGTTTTCATGAATTCCATACATATGCACTTACTACTGACAATACAACCGGTTCAAGATTGACATATACTATAGGCGCATTTATTAATAGTTCTAATTACCAGAATGGGTATTGGTCGGAAGATTCGACATTCGGATTATTTACCACATCATATGCGGAACCCTCCAGTGGGTCAACATATACTAATTATCCACCGCAATCAAATATAATGGCGGTTCATAGATATAGAGTGTATGGAATGGACCATGATTTAAGGACATTGAGATTTTCTGAATTGGGAAATCCGTTATGGTATAAAGCTGAAAATTATCTTGATATAACAGAAATGAAAGGCAGTGCCCAGGCTATGTGTGCTTTTTCAGACCACATAATAGTGTGGGGTGAACACTCCATGCATGAGCTATATGGCGAATCCAATTTTAATTTTGAACTTGTGAATGTATCAAACACCATAGGTTGTGTGGGTCCGTATGCCTGGACCGAATGTGATAGTAGATTGTACTGGGTAGATTATAATGGGATATACATGTATACAGGTGGAAAACCCAATCTAATTGGTGTAAAAGCCAGAAAATATTTTAATGGCATTAACTGGGATGTTAGGAAATTAATAGCCTGTGGAAGTTATAAAGAAAAATTATATATTAATATTCCATATGGAACTACATACAATAATAAAATCATAGTAATAGACACCAGAGGTATTCTTGAAGGTCGAGACCTTGTTACTATTGAAGATGGAAATATACAGAGTTTTTGTAGCATAGCTGATAAATTGTATGCTCTGCATAATGATGGCCGAATATGGGATATGAGGTCTACTCAAAAAACAGGAAAAGATAATTCCACAGCAATTAGCTGGAGCTTTGAAACTAAACCAATGACAGATGAAGGATTGAATGTTAAATCAGCTGTTAGAGAAGTATGGATAGAACATCAGGGTTCAGCATCAACAGAAATGACAGTTAAGTATACGACTAATAGTCATAGCACAACATATAGCGCTTTCATGACTACTGCTGATTTTACCCATACGAGTGATATAAGGGTCGATAGGAAAATATGTGCTTATAATCAATTACAAGGTATAAGGTATGTTAAATGGCAATTTAAAGGCACAGGCCATAAAAAAATACTAGGTCTTCATGCAGAATTGATGACTTATGGAAATCAAGATTAGGAGGTGGCTGGAATGAATTGGGGAAGCAATACAATACTGGATAAAGACTATAGTTTTGATGTAGATGGATTTATTCGCCTACGAAAAGATTTAAACTATCATTTAAGCCATCTAGATTCCCAGAATGTAGAGCGATTATTTACAAACCAAACAGAAATTAGATCGGAAAATGGTTTAACTGAGATTAACGGACCCCTCCTTAATATGTATGATACGGGGGGTACGTTAAGATTAAGAGCTGGCTATGATACAAATGCTAATGAATTTGTATTTAATTTGTTTAATCAAGCTGGTAATCCAACTATAGATTTAAGCGATACCGGAGATGCACTTGTTTATAATCTTCATACATCACAAGACGTATACGTTGGAAGAAGAGTATTTGTTGATTGGGATAGTACTCAGGTTAGCACTGATATCTATACAACAGGATTCCCATATCAAGGAGGATTATTCTTACGTACCCCTACAACGGATTTTCCTGTATCTGGTGAAAGGCATATGATTGGACATGTTATTGCAGCTAGAGTTATGAATCCTGGTACAACTGTTCCAGCTTCTACAATATGGCCATATACTCATTCTATGCGTACTCATTCATCAGGTGTAATGAGTCTTACAGCTAATTTATGGAATCAGCTTATAGCTTATGGAGAAATGCAGGACCCCACTGCAACTACAGGTAAATCTACAGATAGTCTACAATTAGTATCTTACCCAGGACTTATGTATGTGAATGTTTCTATTTATACTTCACAGGTTAATAGTACTTTATTACAAGCTTTATATCTTGGACCTGCCAATACACGAGAGATATATGTTGGACCAAAATATTCATCAAATAGAATGGCAGTAGAAGGGACTCAGAGATACTATAAAGCTAAAGATGATTTAATTTATTTTTATGAGCGAAATATAAGACAATTTGATGAAGGTCATAGTACAGATTGGGTCGCAATATCAGCTAATGCTAACGTTGGATATACATTTAGAAATACAATTTCTAAAGTAAGGCCATACGTTAGAAATTCCACAACAGGAACAGGCTATATATATATGATTTTATCAACCTCCGAGGGGTTAATACCATTTGATGCATTATCTTTTAATGATGGCTCAGCAGTTTCAACAGATGATGATTTTTTTGTATGGTCATTTTATATAGAAAATTCTACAAATTATAATTCATCAGGACCATTTATCAGAATAGGCAATAATTCAGCTAATCATGTTGAGTTTAGACCTGTTGATATAAAGCCTATTGTAGATGGCTGGAATTATTATTGTTTTAAATTCACGCAAAAAAGAGGAATAACTGGAGCACCAAATTTAAATGCAGCGGCCTACATATATACCGGTTTCCAACTTGATGGCGCAGCTTCCACAAATGATACATTACTTTTAAACAATTTTATTGGAGTTATCAGAAAAGATCCAAATAATTCAACAAGCCCACTTTGTATGCAAAAATATGATAGATATGCTTTAGCGTGGGATGCTGTTGGATATTCGTTAAATAATACCGAAGTAGTTGTTCATGATACTGAACTTTCAGAACTATCATTAACACATTTTTATCCTTATAATTCTATTGCAATGACATATTTTAATCGGCAGCACAGAGATAATCTATCAATGTATTTAAAATTTATATTGGCATCCACTGAATATTCGGGTCCGTTAATTGGTCAATATTTTGATACTGGAAATTATTGGTATGCTTTAATGAATCAGGCAAATATACAATTATATGTAGAATATAATAGTTCTTCATACTTAGGAATAACTAAAGCACTCACAGATTATCCAACATACTATTCGGAATGTGAATTATGGGTTAATAGGTCGCATACGGGGTACGTGGATATTAATTTTAGAAATAATAATTTATATGGTAGCCTCGAGGGCTATTTGCCAAGCGCATGGTATTATCAGAGAGAAAACATTAACTTAGGAAATGCCAGTTCTACAAATTCCGAATATCGAGTATTGGATTTGGAGGTGCGAAGCTATGATAAATAAATCCAAAGAAGAACATGCTAAATTAATTGAAAAAAGAAAAGAACTTATAGAAAGTAAAAGACGAATGCGCTTTCCTAAATGGACTATTGATGAATTAAAATTTATATATGGTATTGATGAAAATAATAAGAAACATCCAATAAATAAAATGACTATAAACAATAAAGAATTTATTCCTAAGGATATAAAAGCAAGAAAAATTAAAGTAGAGGAGGTAAAGAGTAATGGCAAACGAATTAGTACCGACCCCAACACAGCAACCAATACAAGCAAACCAGACGACACAAACAGAACTACCATCAAATGACTTTTTAAGTTATGCTTCAAATTCAAATGTTAATGTAAATTTTAACCCAAATACTAATACATTAACCATAAATGGTGTGCCGGTTAATGTATCTAAATCCGGGTTAACATACCAGGGGGGACAACTAACAGGGTCCGTTGATGCCTATAATGCTTTATTATCTCCTTTTATAAATGCCGGAACAAAGCAAGCAGATGTTTATAATGAAATGCAGAATTTTCAACCATATGAGACTCCAGAAGAATATCGACAATTAATGTTAGGTTTGATAGAGCAAGCTAATCAAAAATATCAATGGAATTTTGATGAGAGTCCAATGGTGGCACAAGCTAGAGACACCCTTGAAAAATCAATATCAGATCTGGCAAGTGCCCATGGATTTCTATATTCAGGTGGTACTCAACAGATAATAGAGGCTCAGCTAAAATCATTAGCTCCAGCATTTGAGGAAGCTGAGTATGCTAAGCATAGGGCGAATATGGAGCAACAACTAGCTTTTATGCAAACTCTTACAAAATGGGATGCTATGCAGTATGATAGAAGTATGGATAAATTTGCTCTTATTCAGCAAAAAGCTAATTTTATTCAGAGCTTGTCAGAAATGGAATTTAATAAGTTTAAAATTATGCTACAACAGCATAGAGACGAACAGGAAATTGCTCTAGCCCAGGAACAATTCGACTTGCAAAAACTTAAATTTGAAACCGATTCAGCTTATGAAAGAATCGCGAATACGGGGTACGTTGATAATGAAAGTGCTAAAGTGCTTGGTGTTCCTGCTGGTACACCGGCTAGATGGGTCCAAGAATTAGAATTGGAGCATCAGAATAAAATTGATTTAATGAAAAAAGAAAATGAATATAATATTTCTATGGCTAATGAACAGGCAAAAATCGAAAAAGATATAGTAGCCTATCAGACTGAATTAGAAGTAGCATCAAAATTAAAACTTATGGAAGCTGATTACCAATATCAATCCAGGCTTACTGATTTGAAATTTGTAAATCAACAGGAATTAGACAGACTGGAAGCAGAAAGAAAAGCTGCTGAGGACGCAGCTAAAGCGGCGGCAAAGGCAAAAGAGGAGGCTAATAAACCAATTAATATGACATGGGGGGATTTAAAGAAAAGGTTTACGACTAAATTTGATACCGATAAAGATGGATATCTTGATGAAGGTATGGAACAGGAAGCGGCGGCATGGGCTATTGATGAATTAGCAAGAGGTGTAAGTGAAAAGCTTATAGACCAACTTATATTGACTTATGATATTCCTGAATATACAGGAAAAGGAAAAGGCACAAGTTATTCTTATAAATCATCTTATGAAGCTGCTCAAAATAGATTTACACCAAAAACCGGACCTGTAAAAAAATCTACTTACGGATTAACAGGTACACCATTATTTTAAAGGGAGGTGATTTACATTGGCCGAGAACAATATGGATTATATAAATAATATAATAAATCAAGCTGCTATTGCTTCCCAAACACAAAATCAAACAAGTGCGCCCAGTCAGTCACCATATAGCTTAAGAGAATATGCTCAATCTCAAGGATATAGTGTTGATTATAATGCTGCAAATGGACAATATAGTATAAATAATCAAGCATTAAACCAGGCGTCGCTTACAGGGCTACAAAGACAACAAAATGATTTGTATGGGACAGAAGACCAATATGCCAAAATATTGAATCAATATAATGTAAATGCTGGTGAAGGTCAATATACAAGCCCATATGCTCAGGATTTTAACCAATTATATCAAGAACTTGAAAATTACGTACCCTATGAGACACCGGAAGAAACAAAACAATATTTATCACAATTATTACAATCGGCTTCACAACCATTTACTTATGATGCTGCAACAGATACAGCGCTACAATCAGCAATGCAAGATGTGGCAATACAAGGTTTGTCCGCAGCTGCTAGCAAAAATACATTATATTCTGGTGGTACCGTTGCGAATATAGCAAGGGCACAAGGGGCCTTGATTCCTGAATATGAGGCAAAAGCTTATGATAGATTCATGGATGATAGAAACAGAGAAATCCAGATGGCCTCACAAATTATGGAATGGGACCAGATGGCTTATGATAGGAGTACAGACCAATTAAAATTAATTCAATCTAAATTTGATTATATACTACAATTAGATCAATTAGAAATGCAGAAATTTCAAACTCTTTTGGAGCAAAGAAACTTTGAGAAACAGATGGAAATTAGTAGGGCAGAATTAGACCTGGCACAAAAACAACAACAGATAGAAGCCCAATGGGCTAGGGTCAACCAGATGGGGTACGTAGACAATCAAGCCTCTATTGTATTGGGTGTAGCTGCTGGTACTAAAGCTCAATGGGTACAACAAGCAGAATTGGAAAAGCGAAATCAATTAGATTTAATGGCAAAAGAATATCAGAATCAAAAAGATTTGGCTAATAAACAGGCTACAATTGATAAAGCTTTGATTGATTATAAAAATAAACTTGATGAGGCTACAGCTTTGAAAGTAGCTCAAAAGGAGTATGAATATGATGTGGCTTTAGCTAATAAACAACAAGCACTGGCAACCGGACAGAGTAACCAAACATTTGTATCTGGTGTAATTGGTAAAGCTCAAACATTATTAGGTGTTAAATATGTTTGGGGTGGCACATCTACAACTAAAGGTATGGATTGCAGTGGATTTACGCAATATGTAATGGGTCAAAATGGTGTATCTTTACCAAGAACAGCAGCGGAACAATCGCAAGTAGGCCAAAAAGTAGCCTGGAAAGATCTGCAAGCTGGTGATTTAGTTTTCTGGGATACTATAGAAGGCAATGGAAAATCTGTTGACCATGTGGGCATTTATATTGGTAATGGACAGATGATACATGCCTCATCTTCACAAGGCAAAATAGTTGTTGCTAATATAGATACAAATTATTGGAAAAGTGTTTTCACTGTGGCAAGGAGGTATAATGGTACTGGGAGTTCGGGGGGTACGTCTTCATCTAATCCTACTCTTAAGAATGGTTCTTCTGGGTCCAGTGTTAAACAACTCCAGACTCAATTAAATTCTTATGGCTATAAATTAACAGTAGATGGGAAATTTGGCTCTGGTACATTATCAGCTGTTAAAGATTTTCAAAAGAAACATGGGCTAACTGCTGATGGAATTGTTGGCTCTAAAACATGGGCAGCTTTAGGAGGTGGAACTAGTTCCGGGTCATCTAGTAGTTCGGGGGGTACGTACCCTACACTTAAAAATGGTTCTTCTGGCTCAAATGTTAAAGCTCTCCAGCAAAAATTAAAAGCTCTGGGCTATTATACAGGTAGTATTGATGGTAAATTTGGTAGTGGTACCCTATCGGCAGTTAAAGCATTTCAGAAGAAAAATGGGTTAAGCGCGGATGGTGTTGTGGGAACCAATACATGGACTAAATTAAATAGCGGCGGCATTTCAAATGATAGTAAGTCCTGGAATACTGCCGAGTATTACGCGTATTTAGCTAATAAGTAGGAGGTGTTAAATAATGGCTACACAATATAAAGCTAAATCATGGATAAGTCGGTATACAGCAGATGAAGAAAAGAATAAATGGAAAGAACATAGAATAAAAGCAGAAGAAGGCCAAAAAAGACGAGAAAGTTTAGGAATACAAAGATTAGAACAAATACCAGAATATACGCCACCTACAGAAACACAAACTCCTGATGTATTAGGAGGTAAAAGTATTACAGATTTAACAATAGATGAACGAATGTCTAAATTTTGGAATCAAAAAGAATTTGAGAAAAATGTGGATGATGCATTTAAATATAATAGTAAATCTAATTTTTATAAAGAAATGCTATCCAGGTATGATATGCCGGATTTTACGAAAACTATAAAGATGACAAAAAATAAAAAACCTTTGAATCTTTTAGAACAAGTAAAATCCACAGATGGAAAAAGCGTGGTAGATAAATTAAATCCATTATTTGTTAAATTGGGTTTGGTGGATGTGAAAAAGAAAGTATATGTATATAAGGTTACAGATAATGTACTCAGATACAATATTGAAACTAATACTAAAGATGCCAGTGGTTATACAGTTATAACTACACCTAGAGAATATGATATAGTGGGGGAAAACAAAGATAATTACTACTATGTAAATAATGATGGTACATTAGCCAGTTTAAGTAAATCTGAGGCTACGGAATACTTACCCAATTCTAAAGAATTAGAATTATTATGGAAGCAGCAAATGAATAAAATGGTATCTGATATAAGAGGAAGTACTTATGAAGAAGATAAAGCCATGGCAGATGAAATAAAGACCTATGGAGATGAAAATATACTTGAAGATATAAGAATATTAGATGAAAATGGTGTACAATATAATGAAAATTGGTCTCCGGTAAAATTAAGGAAATTAGCTGATAAAGAAAGACAGAAGAATCCTGTTCAAAAGTTTTTAGAACGGTCTACTAAAGGATTTACAGGAGTAGCAGCTGGACAGGGTTTATCAGAAAATAGACCTGATGTTGGTAATCTACCAGCTAATATAGCAGCTGATTTAGTAAATTATGGTCTTGGGTTAGCTACACCAATTCCTGGGACTCCGGTTATGGGTGCAGGAAGTATTGGAGGCTTAGCAAATTTAGGAGCAAAAAAAGTATTAGGAACCCAAACAGCTGCTAGAATTGGTGGGAAATTAGGTTCGCTTGCTAAATATTTCAAGACTCCAGCGGCCGAAAGGCTTTTAGCCTCTCCAATAACTAAAGGGGCTGTTAAAGGCGTAGCAGAAGGAGCATTAACCGGTCTTCCTGTGTCTGCTTATGAAGCGGCTTCCCAAAATCTATCACCAGGTGAAGCACTTAAGAAAGCTGGAGTTGAAACAGCTGTAGGCGCTGGATTAGGTGGGGTTCTAGGTGGCGTTGGTGAAGGTGTTTCTAAAGCTTTAACTACTAGAAAAGTAAAAAAGGCTGGTAGTAAGATAGGTGGAAAAGTTGAGGAAATCCAGGCTAAAAAGAAAGAAGCAGAAGCTAAAAAGAAAGAAGAACTGAAAAAGTCTAAATTTAGCATGGAAACTTATTCTAAAAAGTATGGGCTTAATGAAGATTTATCAAATAAACCAATAGAAGAAGTTAAAAAAGTAGAGAAAGAAAAAGTTGAAAAAGTATTAAAGGATGTAGGTAAGGAAGTTAAGAAGAAGGTAGGAAGTAATGAACCTGAAAAGATAATTGAATATTATAATAAAAAATACGGTACCGATATTAAACTTAAAGATAGTTTAAGAGCTGAAAATGCTTATGGTCGTTCGGACCTGGACAATGTGATAATAAAATATAATCCTAAAAAAGACCCTGATATTATTGCTGGAACCATTAGACATGAAGTAGAACATATAATCGATAAAAAAGGCGGATTTAAAGGAATTGAGAAATCTGAAAAGATAAAAGCTAAAACTTTGTATGAAAAATATGGACAAAAAGGCCATCATAAAAACTATGGGTTTTTTGAACCTGAGTATATAAGAAGACAGGATGTAAAGCGTGCTTTAGATGCCGGAGAAAACGTACCCAAACCGATATTAAAAGAATTGGGTTTGGAAAATTATACGCCAAAACCCCCATCTAATATATCAACTACTGAAGGTATTAAAGGACCGGAAAATGTATCAAGGTTTAAAGGTGTTACAGCTACAGAAGGACAAGGAACAACAGAAGGATTCAGAAAAAAACTAAGAGCAGATGAACCAACCACATATAATGTGGCCAGTAATAAAGAAGACTGGAGTCAAGCTGTAGAAAAAGTAAATAAGAATCCAGAGGAAACCTGGAGTAAAGTAAAAGCCAAAACAGAAAATAAAAGTGGAAATGATATTACTTCTAAGGATATGGCCGATATGATGGCCTTAGCCAAATACCATCAGATGAATAAAAATTATGATGCTTTTTCAGATGTAATGGATCATATTACTAAAGTTGGCACAAATGCCGGTCAAAGAATACAAATATTATCTTTGTGGAATAGAACTACACCAGAAGGAATGCTTCGGTATGCCGAGTCAAAAATAAATAGAAATGTTGAAAGGAAAGCTCCAAAATATGTGGAAAAAAGAACTCAATTAAAACAGGAAATTCAAACTTTAAGAGATGCTATAGAAAAGCAAAAAAATAAAGGTGAAAACACTGAACTTAATTTAAAAATCTTATCTGGAAAAGAAAAAGATTTAGAAGCTATCCAGAAAAAAATATCAAATAAAGTCGGTGAGTTAGAAGAAGCTGATAAAATTTATATTGATAAAAGAATGAATAATTATCAGTCACAGGCATTTTGGGATAAAGAATATCGAGATGCTTTAAATAAATATACCAAAAATGGTAGCAAACCAATTACAGAAAAATTAAAATACAAAGCAAGAGAAGCGGCGGATAGATATAAAAACATAGAACTAAAAAGGGCATTAACCAGGATAGCCGAGATTGAAAATAGGGGAAATACTAGGGCTAAGTTTAGGGCAATTCAAAGAATTAATCTTTTGACAAATGCTAAAACAAGTCTTCGTAATAATGTATCAAATACTATATTTGGCTTGACCGAATTAGCCAGGGAAAACACATTAGCACCTATACTAGATTATGGAGTTGCGGCTATAAGAGAAAGAGCACCAATACAGGCATTTACAAAGAAGAAAGGACGTACCACACTATTTATGCCTTTATCAAAGTTAAGGGCATACACTAAAGGTGGAGCTAAAGGCTTGAGTGATTTAGCTATGGACGTAAAAGATTCCATACTTAAATATAATGAATATATTAATACAGCAGATACACAAGGACCTTTTGAAATTAAACAGGGAAGAGCATTTAAAGGAACAAATGTTTTATCATCTTTTGGGAATAAAGTGGATAACTTAGTTAAAACACTTGTAACCGATAGACCATTTTATGAAGCGGCTAAAAATACACGATTAGAAGAATTGAAAAGAATAGAATTTAAACAATCAGGCATGAAAAGGTCACAATGGAAAGAATTTAGAAAATCAAAACCCAGTCAGGAAATGTTGGATAATGCTTCATTATATGCTTTAGATAAGGTATTTCAGAATGATTCTGTTATATCTAAAAAGATGACAGCTTTAAGGAAAAACTTTTTACTTATGGATATAGCAATGCCTTTTACTCAGACACCAGGAAATATCCTGGATAAATTAGTTGATTATTCTCCATTTGCTATTAGAAAATTATTACATCAATTAGGAACCGCGGGTAAAAAAGGATTTGATTCTAAATTATTTGTGGATAGATTGTCTAGGATGTTTACAGGAACGGGTATAGCTGCTATTGGATATGTATTAGCCGATAAAGGAATAATTACTGGAAATATCTATGCAGATCCTTCAAGGAAAAGTAGAGAGTATAGATTGGCAAAAGGAGAAAAGAGTTATTCTGTAAAAGTTGGTGATAGGTATTATAGTTATGCATGGCTAACTCCTGTTGGTGGCTTGCTGGCAGCAATGGCCGATACTAATTCAGTGTTCAAAAGGGGTTTTTCAGGAGAAGCCGCGACATCAATTGTATTAGATATCCTCGGTTCACCGCTACAAACAATAGCCAGTCAATCTATGATGAGTGGAATAATTAATTTATTTAGTGAGGGTACGTTAACCGAAGGTGTAGCAAAATCTTTAGTATCTGGGACTTCTCAGCTAGTACCATTTAGCACACTTACAAGACAGGTGGCTACATACATGGACCCATATGATAGGCAAATAACAGGAGAAAATCCTATTATAAAAGGACTTAAGAGTACTCAAAAAGGCATACCAAAATATCGAGAACAGCTAGAACCGAAAGTCGACATATTTGGTAATGAGCTCAGCTATAAGACTGGAGAAACGAATATAGATATATTTAATACTTTCTTCAATCCAACTAACATGGGTAAAGTAAAAATAACCAGTATAACTAAAGAACTTGATAAAATAATAGAAAAAAATCCTGATAAAAAAAGCACCGACATATTACCATCTATTGTGTCCGACAGCATACGTTTAAGTGGAAACGAATATGAATTAACAGATAAACAATATACAGCTTTCAAACGAATATATGGACGCACAGTGACCAACAATTTAAATAGTCTATTTAATGATGATAAATATAAAGAAGCGGACAATGAAGTAAAATATGATTTGATTAAAGATTCTTATTCTAAGTCTTTAGAGGAAGCTAAAAAAGCAGCTTTAAAAGCATTTGGAATAAAGATTGAAAATGATAAGAAGAAATAATGATATGACTCTTGAGGAATATTTTAATAATAACTATCGTCCGCCCCATACATGTTCTCAGGAATCAAGATTAATAGCTATAGAACATAAAATAGAAACTAAATCTCAAGAAGTATCAGAAATTAAAATGTTATATCAAAGCCTGGAAAAGAAACTAGATGATGGATTTGCGCTAATAAATGCTAAGATAATGGTAGGACTTGGATTTATCATATCCATATTACTAACTGCATTAGGATTTTTAATTTATTATATCATAACACAATAAGTGGGGGTACGTACCCCCACTTATTGTGTTAGTCTTTAATATCATTTTCTTCTTTTATTAGATTAGTACTTTCAAAAATAGCTTCGGTATAAATTTCAATATCATTTTCCCAATTTTCACCCATTCTATTGATATTCATAAAATCTGAATGAGGTTTTCTAAACCCATATTTAACTTTTTTATTGTTTACTGTAGGATTTTTTGTGAGTTCAATGATATTTGCAACCTGGCATCCAGCTTTTTGATTGATTTTATTTAATGCTTGTCGGGCTTTTTCTAAAGTATTAAACATAAAAAACATTTGATTTTCCATAGCTACCTCCTTATACTAATGATGATATTAAGACATAATCAGCATATCGATTAGTATTAAATATAATTAATGTTTTTAAATTACCACTTCCAAAGCTTTCTCCAATAGAATTATCAGCATTTGAACTCCTACATCCAATATTTACATTATTTCTAGAAGTCAAAGTAAGATTAAATGTAGTATTTATTGAACTATTTGAATCTATAAATTTAAAATCGTTTATATTAATACTATTCCATGTTAACATTAAAGGCACATTACTATTATCTTTAGCTATTCGTAATGAACCTTCACTGTAAAATCTAAATTCATCTGGTACTTTATAAACACCATGCTGAATTTCTGGGTATCCGCTGCCATTTAGACAATATATATATCCATTTAATGCTACATTTTTAATATTTAAATAAAAACTTATTTTTGGACTTACTATATCTATATTAACGTATTTTATTATAGTAAATCTATCATCAGTCCCATCTAATTTAGGTCCATCATTTATAAATCCTGTTACAGAATCATATATTTTAAGTTGGCTTGCTAATGTTGCCTGTATTGCATCATTACCAGCACTATATTGATTATAATAAATAGCCACAAAGCCATTAGTACCAGCACAAAAGGCATTAATAGAAGCATAATCTATATATCCACCTACAAATCCAATATCTAGTGTAGTATCATCAGAAGCTCTTCGAACTCTTAAGCAATATCCTTTATAATCTCTAGTTAATAAATGATAACTAAAACCTAAGACAAAACCACTTTTAACAACTCCACCTAATTTATCTATTATTCCTAATGAAGATGATCCATCTATCATTTTAGGCATTTCTAAGCCTAATCCTAACCCTGGCATACTTACCCCTCCCTACCTAAATAGGCAATGGCTGTAGCTGCTGTTGATGCTGTTGTTATTGATGTAAATTGTCCATACAAAGGGAAACTTGCTGGTAATGATACAGCTGTTAGATTTCCTGTAGGATTTCCAGCTGTTGTTACAACTCCAGCTGTGACCATATGAACACAAACTATTCTAAATCCTGCGGGGGCTGTTGAAGGTGTAGTTGAATTTATGTATTGAAATCCATAGCCACCAAAACTTGCGATCTTATTCGCTCTCATGCTATTCATTTCTTAACACTTCCTTTTTACTTACATTATACCACAAAACAAAAAAGACCATTAACGATTTGGCCTTTTTTGTTTGAAATTGACACTAAAAGTAAATCACAAATGTCTTTAGCATAATATATTAATATTATAATACTTTTATTTAATTAATTCAACTCCATCACTATTATAAGTTAATGTTACAATTATTTTTTCCTCTTTTTCTGTATATAGCTTTTCTGATTGCATTATCCTGGTAACACATTTATCGTCTGAGAAAGCTGCCCCTGTTAGACCATCCATTAGTATTTTAAGTATGTTATCGATATCAGGTTTTTTATCATGTTGTATTACCCCATCTAACATTAATTGTTTTTGTTTCTTACTTACACTTTTAGGAATTTTAAAATAAGCTGTAAAACCTACCCACACGTATTTTTTAAACCACAATCTATTTTTTACATGGAGGTATATATATCTGATAAAATTTTCATAATCTACGGTTTGGGTAGGTGTGTATATTATACCAGTAGTTTTTGCCAATCTAGCCCTTTGTTTTGCCAGGGGTTTTCCTGGTATCTCAAAAGTTATGCTTTTAGGCATTTTCTTCATCCTCCGTGTCCGGTGCTTCATATAGAAAATTACAATCCGGACATAGTATTTCTCCATCTTCATTTACTATTAGACAATTATTGCATACATAATCATTACATATGTCACATCCTTCAAGGTTATCTTGTCTTCCACAACAACAGCATTCTTTTAAATTTTCTTCCATATCAATTACCTTCTTTCTTTATAGGCTGAGTAATATTTACTTCATTTAGTACAAATACAGTATTGCAGTCAAAACATTTAAAATGTATTTCCATATTTTTTATATTCCAGAATGCATTTAATCTCATACTCTGGCATTCCGGGCAAACTACTAATATATTTTTTTGTCCTTCCATTAATGCGCCTTCTATCCATACTCTTTTATCTTTTTCCATGTTTATCAATCCTTTCATTCGCTCTTTTTTAATTTTATCTGCATAGTATTTTCATTTAAAATTTCTATATCTATTGGATCACCTTTTCGTAATCCATAGAATTGCGCTATTCTTGATGGTATATAAATACTTAAGCCATTTCCTTGTGATGATATTTTCCTATTTTCTCTATATATAGCCGGTACTATCTTGTCAATTATTTTTCTGTCCACACTTTTCATCCTCCCTTCATACTAAAATAGTAACATATATTATAACATATGTCAATACATTTTCATTATAAAAATTAATACATTGACTGCATCTATAGTTTTTGGTATTATTAAGATATGAAACACAGTAATAAATTTGTGAAATAGGATACATAGAACTCATTAAAGTAAATTCGTGAAATATATTCCTTAGCGTAGATAAAGAACGTATACAGTAAAGAAAAAGGACCAGAAAGGTCCTTTTTCAGCAAAATTCTTTTTCCCAGACTCGTAGACGTCTAGAGTATGCCTCATCATTTCTCCTTCTTGATATATTGAATCCCAATCTTTTTATAGCTGCTAATATACTCCTACTTCTTTCATAGCCTAATTCTTTCAGTGTGCCATCAAATAATTCAATCCATATTTCCAATACAGAAAAGCTATTTCTAATAAATGATCCGATTTTCAAAGCTTTTTTCTTTTCTTCTTTAGAAGATTTTAGAAACATTTTTCTTCCAGTTATATCAAGTTCATACCAATTATTAGGTACTTCCATATTTATATAATCATCTATGATACTGTATTCATCGTTTACTTCTAATTGGTCATTCTGGCATTTTAGAGCATGTGCTTTGACTTCCTCATCTTCAAAGTACAAAGGTTCTTTATCATACCATATGTCCATAACTTCAGACCATAATTGGTCTACATCTATGTAGTCTACTAATCTGGTAGGTGTATTGATAGGCCAAAATCTGCTATTACCTGTAGTATCTAATAGATATCCGGTCTCTGCGTTAGTGGTACCAACAAAAACCGATTGCCTATCATATTTTGTTACACCTCTTCCCCAAGCTGGTCTATAGATATCACTTCTTTGACTGATAAAAGCTTTTATAGTTTCAATACTTGTCTTTCTCATACCCTGTAATTCCGGAATTTCTATTATCCAGGATGAATTTATTTTTTCGGATCCGGTTTTATCTTTCATATCTGTTAACTTGAATGAATCACTGAACCAACCTTTAGATAACATTCTAAAAAAAGTACTTTTTCCTATCTCTTGAGGACCATTAAGCACTACCATAAATCTAGCCTCACATCCTGGTTCCATGGCTCTTTTAGCCATAGCAACTAACATTTTTCTGGCAACTGCTCTAACATATTTACTATCAGGAGTACCGAAATAATACGTAAATATAGTCTCTACCTGACTTTTACCATTAAATTTCCCTTTACGTGATTCTAAATAATCTCTAACTGGATGAAATCTATTTTCCCACGCTAGGGCATCTATAGCGTTGCGCATTTTTTCAGCTGAGTAAATATGAAATTTCGTTTCTATTTCATTGAAAATTGTTGATTCAATTTGTTTTAAATATTGTTTTCCATTTATTTCTACGCATCCGGTTAGTTCATTGAATCTTATGTCATAGAGCGCCCCAATTGTCACCATAAAGTTATTTATTGTATTAATTAGTCCGTGCTTGTCGTATTCTAATTCTCGTTTTATTATCTTATCTTTGTTAGTATTTTTGTCATTTGCTTTATCTATCATATCTTTATATACTGGCATTTCTTCGACTTCTATTATATTAAATTTAACTTCTTGTATTTTTGATATGAAATTAATCGTTTTGTCAAAATCTTCTTTAAATTTGTGTATTCTCAAAATGTCAAAACTGTTCTGACAATGCCCATCATTTGCAGGATCTGTACTATGATGAGAAAATAGCAATGTATCATTATCATAAACTATTACACCATTGTGCCCGCTTCCCTGCATATAGGTATAACGACTTTCTGAACCATGATAGATATCGGGTAAGTATTCATCAATTACCCGTGATATAGGAAAGCATCTACAAAAGGCACCGATTGGACCTGTTTTTTCCTCAGCTCTTTTAATCTGTAGTTCTTTATCTGGTCTTTGTGGTATTGGTAGTTCATGGATATATTTTTTGATTAAAGCTCTGCCATTTAAATACGTACCCTCTGTTAAGTCGAATATCTTATCTGTGTCTTTTAAAGCTGTTGGAAAATACATCAATCTCTCAGCTTGTACGCTTGTCTTATCGAAGTATTTATCACCCACTATCATCATTATGGCTCTGGTTAAAACATTATATTCTGTGGCTGTTATATCTTCTTTAAGAGGCATTACAAATCTAAATCTTATATTTTCTTTGGTATGTGATGCTGTAGAGTAAAGAAGAATTGTGTGGCCTGGAAAACATTTTTTAATATGTTCTATTAATTCTTCATGGCCATGGTCAATGTCGAGAGTGACCATGGATCTATATTCCACATTTTTCTTTAATCGTTTTCCATCTTTTAATTTGCCACCAACAAAACCACCAACATCTTTTACAATATCCTTTTTAGCTTTTGCCATTTTTGAATATTCATCAATATTTATATCAAGTTCTTTAAATTTCATATATGTTCCAATAAATTCTTTGAATGGTAATTGTATATTTTTCCATTGTTTTGTCTTTCGACTTTTTCCAATGGATATATTTAAATTTCGCATAATCATCCTCCTATTTCTTGTAGAATGAACTAAAATAACCTTCTGCTTTTAATATTAATCCAGGTGCCCATTTTATAGGTTTCTCAAAGTGGGGTAAGTATTCTTCAATTGATTTAGCATCATCCACCTCAAAAACTATTTCGTCATGGACATGCAGACATACATTTTGTCCAGCTGTTCTAAGAAGTACCTCGGCTAAACAATCACGAGCTATGGCTTGAGTTATATTCTCGGTTATCTTACCACCATAGGTCCGTATTTCCCCCCATTTTTTAGGTTGAGTCATCATTCCTTCATAAACAATTCCATCTCTTTCAAACTGTTCATCATATGCCATTTTAGGCTTTATATAAACTAAACTTCTTCCAGATGGTAGATCTATGTATACACATCCTGGACCTTTTCTAAAATTAACGTACCCGATAGTGCTATCATAGCCCAATATCGAACTTTCAAAAGCTGCTTGACAATCATACCAGAAATTACATATATTATGATTATGTTCTCTCCAAGCATTTTTTAAGGTTTCTAATTGTTCTTCATTCATTCCTAAATCTGTATGAGTACTTTTCTCCATAGACTGTAAAGCTTTTACGCCGCCCTGATATCCGAGGGCTAATTCGGCAACTTTACCAGCTTTTCTTTCTGTAGAATCTTTAGTAATATTTTCTATTGGTATACCAAATATCTTGGATGCAGTAGCTTCATAGAGTTTACCATTGTTTTCAAATAGCTTTAATCTC